AAATCACAAGCCGTATTGATCAAGGAGCTATTTCACCAGCCGACACCAAGGTAATAGGACGCATGGGTGGACACACTCTGGTCATGGATGACGGATCCATAGACGGCAAAGATCAAATGATCAGACTGCGCACAGCCAAAGGACATCAAATTACCATGAGTGATTCTGGAGACTTCTTCTATATCATTCATGCCAACGGACAAAGCTGGCTAGAGTTTGGCAGCGAAGGCACTATAGATCTTTACAGCAGCAACTCTGTCAACGTACGAACTCAAGGCGATCTCAATCTGCATGCTGATGGCAGCATCAACATGTACGCTGGCAAAAACATCAAGGTAAAAAGCAAAGAAGCTGCACAAATTGAAACCGAAACTGACCTGATCATAATGGCTCGCAAAAGTATGGCAGTGTATTCTCGAGACACATTGACCATCAAAGCTGACGGTACTCTAGGCTTGCAAGGCAAAAACATCAGTGTCAATGGCGGCAGTTCTATTGTGGCCAGTGCAGGTACAATCGATCTTAATGGACCTCGGGCATCCAACATTCCAGTTCCAGCAGTTATTCCCATGAACCTTATGCCTGATGTTACATTTGATGCTAGTACAGGATGGAAACCAGTAGACAAAGGATTGGCCAGCGTGGTCAATCGTGCGCCTACACATGAACCGTATCCGTTTCACAACAAAGGCGTGTAAACTATGGCATCATTTTCATTCTTTAACCCAGGTGCTGCGCCCAACGATTCTGCAAACTCTGTACCTCTCAACAACACTCAGACACCGCCAGGCGCACCCGCAGTACCTGCTGGTGTAACTCTTACTGCTGGCGTTAATAAAAGTATTGTAGTGGCAGGGCCAGCCAGCTTAGACCGTGATGCTGCCCAAAGAATTTTCAATCAACAATTGGCCAGTGGTTCATTGATCGGACTCAGACCTGGTGATGTGATCAGTGCTGCAACACAAACTGCAAATGGGTTGACCACTGCTGAATCTCAACTGTTGCAACAGATTACTCAGACACCTAGCCAAGCAGAGCAAGTAACACCAGCAAAAGTCATAGCAGGTGTGCTGGTAAATTTTCCAGTGACCAATGGTATCACATTGTCTGATTATGCCAAACAACCAGCAGAAACTACAGGGCTAGGTGGCATGACTGCGGTTCAGCTGACTGGTGTGTTAGCACAGGTACGCAAATTGACAGCACAACCGTTCAATGTGGTTACAACAACTGGGCTAGGGTCATACGCACTTACCGCAGCACAATTAGCAGCCGCTGGGTACATAAAGCCAGCAACAGTTGAACTGTTGTTGACTGGCCAGAATTCATTGCCTAATGTGCTGAAAAGTCCTGCGGTTTGGACTGGACTCGACGGAGCAACGTCATTGCAACAGATGTTGTCCAACGAATCTTTACAGCAACAGATACAAGTAGATTTGATGAATATGGGACTAGGCTATCTGGATCAGGTGGGCATTGCAGTTGAACGTTTTCCGGCCCGTAGCCAAGCAGGCGCTATTCTTAGTGCTGCAAAGTCACCTTCAGCAGCCCAAGCATGGTTACGCGGGCAACCTGTTAGCAGTGCGTACAATGAATTGTTCAGTCTGTTTGTGAGAGACGGGGCATATGCAGTGGATTTTGCAGACAGCAAGATCAACAATGCTATGGCCAACGAAGCAGATCCAGTGGGAACAACCAACACAACAGATCGTGCCCGATTAGACGCTGCTACCAATCGAATTGTGGGAAATCCCAAGGTGCCGTCGTTGGTATATGGTGCTGAGCCTGTAAATCCTGTGCTGGCAGCAGAATACACTCGCTTACAACTAGTGTTGACTACCACGCAAAGTTCCGTAGATGCAGTAGCAGCACAAACAACAACAATACAAAACTCTGTGTTGAGACAGAGTCGCCTGGAAAGTTTTCGATCAACGTTAACTACTCTAAAGAATCAAGTAGCTGCGGTGCGCCAACAAGCAGCATCTACTGCACCAATTTCACCTGCACTAGTAGAACAACTGGATCTGTTGTTGCAACAAATAGACAATTTGATAGTCAGAATCAACAACAGCATTCAGTTGATTGAACAAGCCAAAGCTCAGCTACAACGCCGATAAATATTGCTATGTCTACATTCATCGGCTTCAATACTATCAACCAATTCAAAAAGTTTACTCTTACTGATTTTGAGTTGATTAAACGTGACTTGTTGAATGCGTTCAACATACGTCCCGGGCAGTTGCCAGGTCGTCCAGCATACGGCACAACTCTGTGGAGTTTTGTGTTTGAACCACAAACTGAACAAACACAGAATTCTATTCAAGAGGAAGTACAACGTGTTGCAGGTGGCGACCCTAGAATATTTGTGAACCAAGTAGATGTATACCCTCAAGAAAATGGTATTCTATTGGAAGTACAGATCACCGTGGTACCTACTACAGATGCCAAGATACTGAGCATTTTCTTCGACCAGCAACAACGAAACGCCAGCTACGTATAACTGCGCCGTTTTTAGTCTCCATAAATACTTCAAGGTGACAAAAAGGTTCAACGAGCATGGCAAAAACCACTAGACAAACAGCAATTTTCGGCGTAGAAGATTGGAAACAAATATATCAGACCTATAGAGAAGCTGACTTCCAGAGCTACGACTTTGAAACTCTGCGCAAGAGCTTTGTAGATTATTTGAGATTGTACTATCCAGAAACATTCAATGACTATATTGAAAGTTCAGAATTCATTGCGCTGCTAGACATCATTGCGTTTATGGGACAGAGTCTTGCGTTCCGTACTGATCTTAACACTCGTGAAAACTATTTAGACACCGCAGAGCGTCGCGACAGCGTGGTTCGCCTGGCCAATTTGGTCAGTTACGATCCCAAGCGCAACACAGCAGCTAGTGGCTTTCTCAAAGTGTTCAACGTGACCACTACAGAAAACGTCACAGACTACAACGGCATCAATCTCAGTAACGTCACAGTAGATTGGGCTGACCCCACAAATCCAGACTGGCAAGAGCAGTTTACTACCATTATCAATGCTGCCTTGGTAGACAGCCAGCGTGTGGGCCGTCCAGGTAATCGTCAAACGATCCTAGGTGTGCGCACAGATGAGTATGCTATTAACTTGTTGTCAGGTTTCTTGCCTGTGGTACCTTATACAGCCACTGTAGATGGCGTGAGCATGCCGTTTGAAGCAGTAACATCTACTAGTGTGGGACGTGACTATGTGTATGAGCCATCACCAAGAGCTGATTCTCCGTTCAATATCTTGTTCCGCAACGACCAACTGGGCTTTCAAAGCGCCAACACTGGGTATTTCTTTGCGTTCAAGCAAGGTACTCTGATCAACACAGATTTTAACTTGGCCGAACGTATCAGCAACCGCACTGTGAACATCAACGTAGAAGGTGTCAACAACGAAGACCGTTGGTTATATCAACTGGACAATGTGGGTAACATTACTCGTGAGTGGAAATATGTGGAAAGTGTGTACACTGCCGCAGCAGAACAACAAGTAGAACTGCGCCCAATCTACAGCACTACTAGCAGAACCAACGACCAAATTACTCTGGTGTTTGGTGACGGTGTGTTCTCTGAAATCCCAGTGGGTATTTTCCGCTGCTACACCCGAGCCTCCAACGGTTTGGAATACATTATCAATCCTGCTGAAATGCAAAACGTGAGTATTCCTATCAGTTATACCAGCCGTAGTGGTAACCTTGAAACTATTACATTTACATGCGGAATTACACAACCTGTGACTAATGCACAGGCTCGAGAGCCTATTGATGTAATCAAACAACGTGCTCCTGCTAGATACTATACACAAAACCGTATGGTCAACGGCGAAGACTATAACCTGTTTCCTTATACTCAGTACAACAGTATTATCAAGAGCAAGGCTCTGAATCGTGCGTCAATTGGTACAAGCCGATATTTGGACCTAGTGGACAACACTGGCAAGTATTCTAGCACCAACAGTTTTTCTAGCGACGGCGCACTGTGGGAAAACAATATATTGCCCACAATCTTGTTTGGCTGGACTAACCGCAATGAAATTGCAGACTTTGTAACCAACAGTGTGCAACCGCAGTTGACTGAAGCCACAATGAAGCAGTTCTACTACGATAATTTTCCTCGCATATATACCAATGCTGCGCCGGCAGGCAGCTTTGTGATAGGACAAACGTATATAATTGCCACTGTAGGTACCACCAACTTTATAGCAATAGGTGCCGGTGACAACAATGTAGGCACTGCATTTATAGCCACAGGCGCAGGATCAGGTACAGGCACAGCATTTGTAAGTGTAGCTGGGAGCACCTGGCAGCAAAGCACCACACTGGCCAACGAGACCACAGGCTACTTCAAGAACTCTGCGGGCACAGCTATCCCTGTTGGTCCCAGCAGCGGCACAGATTTCAAATATGTACAAGTAGGCAGTTTGATCAAGTTTGTGGCTCCGGTTATCAATGGACAGCCTTACTACTTTGATCGTAACAATCGACTGCAACCTGGTATTCCCACTCGTCCTGATGAACGCACAGAAATCTGGGCCAGTCCGCAAGCCATTGTAGGCGACGGTTACAACAATGGACTAGGTAACTTGAGTTCGGGCGCAGGTCCTGTGACTATCAACAACTTTGTGCCCACAGGCGCTGTGGTCAGCGAAGTTATTCCGCTGTTTGTAACAGATCTTCCTGTGTCACTGGAACAGCAAATGGGTGATCAGATTGAACTGTTCCGTGACTTTGGCCTGGGCTACAACAACCTCACAGGCTCCTGGTACATTATTACCAGTACTAATTTAGATCAAGATGCTGCTTGGAGTGATGCTAACGCAGGGTCTACATCAGGCACCAACAATGACGCTAGCTGGCTGGTACAGTTTGTGGTAGAGAATCAAAACTACACAGTGACATTCCGTGGCCTGGCCTACTACTTTGGTAGTGTGCTACAAACTCGTTTCTTCTTCTACGGTGATCAGTTGATCTATGACAGCAGAACAGGAACCATCATCAAGGACTTTATCAATGTGTTGGCCATGAACACCCAGCCTGATGACTCTGCTCCGCTAGAGGGTGATGTGGTCATGGACATCATTGGTCAGCCAGTAGAATCTGATGGTTATGTCGATGACTTCCAGGTGTTAGTCAGCTTCCGCGACAGCGACAACGACGGCGTGCCAGACAACCCAGACTTCTTTAAAGAAATTGTTGCTCCTGGTGTAAACGCCAATCAGAAACTGGTGTTCTTGCAACAAACAGTGGACTTTGATAATCTGCAAAGATATTTGCTAGTAGAAGAAGGTATTGTCAATAGTGACTATGCTACCCTAGACGATATTGAGTTAGCCAAGAGTGAATGGAGCCCGGGGCAAATTTTCTATGCCTACGATCAAGTCAACGACGACGGTACTACTGGTGCATTCTACTTGCTGAGTATCAACATTGCTGGTGTTCGAACACTAGTGCAGCAGTCGGGATGGATTGCACGTACTGGTCGCCAAGATCTTTATTTCCAGTATCGTCACAACTCGCCACTGACTACTCGTATTGATCCAGGTACAACTAACATTATTGACCTGTACGTGGTTACACAGGCCTACTACACCGCATACCAAAACTGGATTCGCGATACCACTGGCACTGTGCCAGAACCCAGTGTGCCTACTATTGACGAGCTGAGCACAGCATATCAAGGTCTGCAAGACTACAAAATGATCTCAGACAACGTGGTGTTAAACTCTGTAAACTTCAAACCTTTGTTTGGCCCCAAGGCAGCGTCACAGTTGCGAGCCACTATTAAGGTGATTCGTGCTCAAGGTAGCACAGCCAGTACTAGCGAAATCAAGAGTTCGGTGATTGCTGAGATGAACACTTATTTCAGCATTGACAAATGGAACTTTGGTGATACATTCTACTTCTCAGAGCTGGCAGCGTATCTACATCGTCAACTAGGAACCATCATTAGTTCCGTGGTACTGGTGCCATTGGACCCACAAAAGAGTTTTGGTGACTTGTATGAAATTCGATCTGCCCCTAACGAAATCTTTGTGAATGCAGCAGACATAACTAATATAGATGTGATTGAGGCTTTGACCAGCACCAATCTCCGAACAGCCCCTGGTAGCGGAGTAATTTAATGGCAAGAGTACGTAGTGTAGAATTTTTACCTGAAATCTTTCAGACTGATGTTAACAAGCAGTTTTTGGCTGCAACATTGGATCAATTGATTCAGGAGCCCAAGTTCAAAAAGACTCAGGGCTTTATTGGTCGCAGTGTAGGACCTGGCGTAAACCCCAATGACCGCTATGTGATTGAGCCCAACAAGACTCGTGCTGACTATCAGCTAGAACCTGGCATCGTAAGCCTAGAGCCCGATACTAACCGAGTCAGGGATGTCATGACATATCCAGGCATCTTGGATGCAGTGGCCTACCAAGGTGGCAACGCCAGCCGTCCAGACCGACTATTTGAAAGTCAGTACTACACCTGGGACCCATTTGTTAACTGGGACACCTTTATCAACTTTAGCCAGTACTTTTGGATTCCTGGCGGCCCTGCATCTGTAGATGTGGCGGCAACTGGTGTGCCAGCTACTGATGATTTTGTAGTGGATCGTGCCAACGGTGTGTACACATTCTCAGGACTAGCTGGAAACAATCCCACTATTGATCTGGTACGAGGAGGCAGCTACACATTTCAAGTTGCGCAAAACGACAAAGAAACTGTAAACTACCGTGTAAGCAACGCTGGTATCAGCAGTTATGTAATTGATTCTCGAAACAATCCCACACTGACACTGGTACGTGGTAACACCTATGTGTTTACCATGAACCTAGACGGTGTTTACCCATTCTACATCAAGACAGCTCCGACCACTGGACTATCCAACGTCTACAACTCAGGTGTAACCAACAACGGAGCAGTTGCAGGACAAGTTACTTTTGTGGTGCCACAAGACGCTCCTGACACCTTGTTCTATGCTAGTGCTACCCAAAGCAACATGCAAGGCACAATAAATGTGACCAACGCTGCGGCTGGTACAGGTCCTGGCTTTTGGATTCAAACTGATCCTGGCGTAAATGGCCGTGTGCCAATCACTCCCAATATCAGTTCAAGAGATGTGTTTGGTGTCACTAACAACGGTGAAGATCTTGGCACAGTCACATTCAACGTGCCAACCAAGACAGCACAAGATTTCTACTATGGCGGAGGCCCTGGGCAATTAAACAGCATTGGTACAGTAGATCTAATCACTGACCTCAAGTTTGATCAACTAGACAACGTTGCTGTGGCTGATTTTATTGCTGCCTATGGTGGTATTGACGGTATTACAGAACTTAATGGTCGCACTATAGTGTTTACTCAGGCTGTTTCAGATCCTGAGCTAGGCGGTTGGTACAAGACCACACTGTATGATCCCTTGGATCGTAATGACGCTCTTAACGGTCAATCAGGCAGTTACGACAGTTTGCGGTATGCAGAAACCAACGAAGTCCCATTAGAACAACGTTTTGGAATTTGGCAAATTGACTACGTCAACGACGACGGGTATGTTTACATGACCTTGAACAGCATTCAGCTGGTCGATAATCTTGACAAGTTTACTGTACGTTACGGCAATACCTATGCCAGCACACAATGGTACAAAAATGACGCAGGTTTCTTTAGAGAAGTACCATTACTAACCGCAGCTCAAGACGTCTTGTACTATCAAGACGGCACTGACCCTGAAATATTTGGTCGTATTCGTTTGATTGAACAAACACAAAGCGATACCTTGTTCATTGACGAAATTTTAGGCAAGCAGTCTTACACCAGTCCTAATGGAGTTGTGTTTACTAATGGTCTCAAAGTAGTGTTCCGTGGACAAGTAGAACCGGCTGAGTACATCAACAAGGAATACTACATTAGTGGAGTGGGCACAGCTATAGAATTATTGCCAGTGACCAACTTTGTAACTCCTGAAACTTATGTAGTTGATGGCGACGGCAGCACAGAAGCTACAGAACCTGGTGAGCTGGACTATTTGACCATTGATCGTGCAGCACAGGATCTCAACGCCTGGAGCCGCAGTAATCGTTGGTTCCACATTGACGTTATCAATGCTACTGCTACCTACAACAACACAGAAGCAGTAATTGACAATGCATTCCGCGCCAAGCGCCCTGTGATTGAATTCCGTCCAGGCCTGCGAATGTTCAACATGGGTACTGAAGGCAAACAGCCAGTTAATATCATTGACTTTGAACAAACGGATGCATTCAGCAACATTGAAGGCAGCACTGGGTATTCAGTTGGCGGGCTTACATTTGCACAAACTGATCCTCCACAGCGAGTTATTTTTGCAGCAGATACTGATGCTAATGTACGCAACAAAATTTGGGAAGTGAATTTTATCACGCCTGATTCTATTCCACCTTTTGTGGCTCAGCCTGTGATTCACTTGACTTTGGCCACTGACGGCGAAGTGCTAGTTGACCAAAGCACGGTGTGTCTAGACGGGACCACACTCAAAGGCATCTCGTTCTGGTACAATGGTGTTGAGTGGCGTCGAGCTCAACTCAAAACTAGTGTGCAACAAGCTCCACTGTTTGACATCTACGATGCTGATGGTGTAAGCTTTGCCAACCTTGCAAAATATCCGTCGACTACATTTGCCGGCAGCAAGTTGTTCAGCTATGCTGTGCCTGAATCAGGTGTACTAGATCCTGTATTGCAATTTCCTTTGCAGTACTTGAACCTCAACAACGTGGGCGACATTGTTTTTGAAAACAATCTCTACAAAGACACTTTCTTGTATGTGAGAGACAATGTCAGTACAACCGAGCTGATCAGCAACGGATTTGTAAGAGAATATGAAACAAGAACAGTGTTTCAGAGACAAATTGGTTGGAACGTAGCAGCCACAGACACACAAATTCGTCAGCAGTTTAAATTTACCTACACTGGTGAAGTGTTAAAACTGGACGTACAAGCACAAACTACAAACATCAATGTGCCTGCTGTACAAGTATATTTGGGATCAACCTTCCGTGACCCAGGATCATACACTGTAGCTACAACATCTAACTCGACCACAATCACATTAGATAACACCTATGCCATTGGTGACATTGTGGAAGTATTGGTATTGAGTGATCAAATCAGTCAGGTAGCATTTTATCAAGTTCCTATTAACTTGGAAAAGAATCCCATCAACGGTAACAGTGATACATTTACATTGGGAACTGTTCGTACACACTACGAATCAATTTGTGAAAACTTGACCACACTGCGTGGCCCAATCAACGGCGCCAACAACACACGAGATCTTGGCTATATTGGTACTTACGGTCAAGTGATCCTACAACAAAGCGCACCATTGGTGTTAGCTGGCTACTTCAATCGTTCGCAAGACTACAACATTTTTGCTAGTTTGCAGTACAACTCTAGAGAATATCAAAAGTTCAAGAACTTGATGTTGGAAGAAGTCACCAGACTCACTATTGGATTTGAAACACCAGGCCAACTGCTGACACAGGCCATGGAGAATCTTACCGCAGGCAGGATTGAAATCAACCCGTTCTATTGGAGCGACATGCTGCCAACTGGATCAGTGTTTATTGAAAATTCCTACACTGTGGGCTTGATTACTACCAACGTGTTTGACACTGTGCAAGTATACAACTACACATCGGCCAACTATCTTGGCCTGCTGGTATACAAAAATGACCAGTTATTGACACGTGGATTTGATTATGTTGTGGCCACAGACGGTCCTCGTATCACAATTACAGTACCACTAGCTGTGGGCGATGTAGTTTCTATTCAAGAGTACGCTGAGACCTATGGTAATTTTGTGCCTAACACTCCTACAAAGTTGGGATTGTATCCAGCATACCGTCCAGAAATTGTAACAACAAAAACAACTACAGGCACAGCAGTGATCATTGTAGGACATGATGGCAGTCAAACTCCAGCATTCAACGACATTAGAGATCAAGTGTTGTTGGAGTTTGAAACTCGCATCTACAACAACTTGAAACTGGACGGAAATCCTGTACCGTTGTTGATGGCAGATGTGTTGCCAGGAAACTTCCGACAAACAGGATATTCTTACTCAGACATCAACGACTTGTTGAGCACAGACTTTTTGAGTTATGTAGGCTGGAACAAACTAGACTATACTTCACAAAACTACTTGCCTGCCAACCAGTTCTCTTGGAACTACAGTAGCAGCCAGAACAAACTGAGCTTTGACCGCCCTGACAACATCAACTTGTTGGGCGCCTGGCGCGGTATTAATCGTTATTTCTATGACACTGAAAATCCTGCGTTAACTCCGTGGGAAATGTTGGGCTTTACAATCAAGCCCACATGGTGGAATACTGTGTATGGTCCAGGCCCGTATACCAGCGACAACTTGGTGTTGTGGGACGACCTTGAAGCTGGTCGTGTGGCTGATCCTGCAGGAACTTATGTACTGCCAGCTTATATTCGTCCAGGATTGACTACGGTGATTCCAGTAGACAGTGAAGGCAATTTGGCCAGTCCGTTTGTTAGTGTAGTAGGCGGGTATGATGACACTAGTTTTCAAAAGTCGTGGGCCGCCGGCGACGGCGGACCCGTAGAGGCTTCGTGGTGGAACTCCAGCGCATATCCATTTGCAGTCATGCGAGTGTTGGCGTTGACCCGCCCAGCCAAGTTCTACAGCTTGTTTGCTGACCGCGATTTGTACAGATTTGATGATGAATTTGGTCAGTTCTTGTACCAGGATCGCTACAGACTAGATGCCAATAACATCATAGTTTACGGAGATGGAGTCAGCAAAGCCAGTTACATCAACTGGATTGTGGACTACAATCGTCAATCTGGCACCAACAGCACTGCTGAACTTGAAGCAGACCTAGGCAGCCTAGATGTAAGATTGTGCTACAGAATGGCTAGCTTTTCAGACAAACAGTACATCAAGATGTACACTGAAAAATCCAGCCCCAACTCATTGAACTCAACCCTGCTGATTCCCGACGAAAGCTACGACTTGTTGTTGTACAAGAATCAGCCGTTTGATCGAACAACCTACAGCAGTGTGATTGTGCAGATTGTAGAAGGCGGATATGCAGTGTACGGTTACAGTACTACACAACCGTTCTTCAATATTGCTGTGAGCCAAGGTATTGGACGTCTTAAATCATACACCGCAGGCAACGTCACTGTTCAAGTGCCCACAGTTTATACAGACACTGTGGTCAAAGTTCCGTATGGCTTTGTGTTTAATAATCAAACCAGTGTGTGCGACTTTTTATTGAGTTACGGTAATGTGTTGGAAAAACAAGGACTAACCTTTACTGATCGTTCCAATGGCCTTGAATTGAATTGGGGGCAAATGGCACAGGAATTCCTGTACTGGAGCCAACAAGGATGGGAAGTCAACAGTTTAATTAACCTTAATCCATTGGCCGGTGGATTAAGCATTACCAAACCACAAAGCGTGGTTGACAGTGTAGTCACACAGACTTCAGAAAATGTACTGCTGAATCAAAACAAGCGTGAGTTGCCAACTAAGAATTTAAACATTGTTCGTCTAGACAATACATTAACTTTGCAACCCTTGACCACAGAAGCTCTCAGCTTTGCAGATCTCAGATTTACAAACTTTGAACACATGATTGTTCTCAACAACCGCAGTGTGTTTGGAGACTTGATATATGAACCTATTACTGGAGCTCGTCAAAGTCGACTGAATCTAGTGGCAGTAACTTCTACTGAATGGAACGGCACAGTTGATGCACAGGGCTTTATTCTCAACCAGGACAACGTACAGGAATGGACTGGCCTCAAGAAGTACAGCAAAGGTGAAATTGTCAAGTACAAAGATCAGTACTGGAGTGCGGCCACAATTGTAGATCCCAGCACTGAATTCAAGTTTGATCAGTGGTTCAAGAGTGACTACGAACAACTTGAACTGGGCCTGTTGCCCAACATTGCTAACAAAGCTGACCAGCTGGCCAACAGCTACAGTCTAAACACTGCTAACTTGGAACTAGACAATGACCTATTGAGTTATGGCTTGATTGGTTTCCGTCAACGCCAATACATGTCGGCCTTGAACTTGGATGATGTCAGTCAGGTCAATGTATATCAACAGTTCTTGAAAACCAAAGGTACAGTTCTGTCAGCAGAATTGTTGAGTCAGGCCAACCTTGGTAAAGAATCTGCAGACTACAAGATTTTTGAAAACTGGGCAGTACAACGTGCAGTATACGGCGCCAACGCCAACCGCAGCTTTGTTGAACTACGTTTGAACCGAGCACTGTTGAATTCCAATCCCAGTTTAGTACAAGTAACCTTGCCGCAGGAATCAAGTCAAGCTGATCAGCCGGTGTTGTTGAGCAACGTGTGGAGACAAAGCTACAAGTTAACATCACCAGACTTCTTGCCAACTACCACAACAACAGTCACAGACACTGCATTGCCCACAGCTGGATATGTGAGTCTAGACGATGCAGACATTACTACATTTAGTCTAAACGACTTGTCTTCTATTCAAGCCAACATTGACGCAGTATCAGTTGGTACAACTATCTGGGCAGCAAAGGTCAACGAATACGACTGGAATATCTATCGTTGTGTGCAAGTTCCTGGCTATGTTGACCATGTGTGTGATAATCTTGATGGAACCAGTATTTGTAACTTTACACAACCACACGGTCTTGAAGTAGGCGACAAACTGATCATCAAGTTCTTTGACGTTGAAATTGACGGCGTGTATGAAGTACTGGAAGTCACTGGTGTTAATACTGTAACTATTGCGTACACCTTTGTTGGCTCACAGAGCCAAATCAACGGCACAGGTATTGGATTTACACTGCAAACACAACGAGTAAGTCAGCCCAGCGATATTTTGAATTTGCCATACGCGAACGAGATTCAAACTGGCACTAAAGTATGGGTCGATGATGCTGGCAACGGCCAATGGGCTGTGCTCGAGAAACAGAATCAGTTCTCTGATGTGGTAGAATTGGCACCTGAATTGCTGGATGCCACAGAACAATACGGACAAAGTATTGCACAGGCTCGTAGCCGTTTGGCTGCATTGGTTGGTAGTCCTCGCTATGGTTTTGCAAGTGGCACAGCTACAGGCGGAATCTATACCTATGTCAAGAACTTCTCTGGCAGTTATCAGCCAGTGAGTCCTGCAACTAGTGGCGACGCTATACTTGTATTGGGCACCACTGGTGTTCGTGGATACGGTAATGCTGTGGACTTTGGAAATCAAACCTGGGCAGTAGGCGGAGCTAGCCAAAGTCTTGGCCCTGCTGGCCAAGCAGATGTTGGATATGCAGCAGTGATCTATCGTGATCCTGCCCTGGGCCAACCAGGCGTTAACCCATACGCACAATGGCAATTGTTGACCCCTCCAGTTAGTGGCGATCGTATTTTGCCTGGAGAATTTGGATACAGCGTTGCTGTCAGCACAGACGAACACTGGATGTATATTGGCTCACCTGGTGTGAACAAAGTACATGCATACGCTCTTGTGGATAGTCAAATTCAGTTCATTAGAACACTAGGCGATGGTGTTACTACCACTTATCAAATTGCTAACGCTATACAAATTGACAACAATCTTCAGTTGGAAGTCAGTGTCAACAGCAACATTCAAACGCTAGGTGTGGATTATACCATAAACGGATTCTCTGAAGTGGTATTCACAACACCGCCGCCTGTGGGAGAAGTAGTAGATATCAGCCGCAAAACTTTGCTGACAATAACCAACAGCGGAACACAGCAACTTGCTACATCTTTGTTCACAGTAAACAACATCAACTCCTTTTCAGTGTTAGCCGATGATGTGTTATTGCGTCCTGATATTGACTACACCTACAACAACGGAACTGGTCTACTGACCTGGATCAACGCTCCTGCAGGCGGCGTTACTATTGTTGTTCGTGCTGACAAACATTTTGTGTATGTTAACACTCTCACAGTAGCAGGCCTTGCAGCAGATGCAAGATTTGGCCACAGTGTGTCAACCACAACTGATGGCCGTCAAGTTCTAATTGGATGTGCTGATCAAACAGTTGATGGCAAAACAGAAGCTGGTAGTGTGTATGTGTTTGACCGCAATGTACAACGATTCATTTACGGCACAGAAACTTCGTCTGTGACATTTACTGTACTGGGCACAGTAACTGCTCCGGTAAGCGTAATTGTAAACAATCAATTCTTGACCAATCAAGTAGACAGTACTATCAATGCCGATGGCACATTTACTGTGTCTGGAAATGATGTTACAATTCAAGACCCATTGCAAGTTGGAGACGTGATTGAGATTGAAACCAATCAATTTGTATTGACGCAACAAGTCAAACAACAGACAGTGAATGCATCTAATGCAGTAGTTGATAATCCAATGGAGTTCACTAACTTTGGTCAAGCTCTAGACATTTGCAGTTTCAATTGCAGCTTGTATGTTGGAGCACCACAAGACAGCACCCAAGAATGGAAAGCAGGTAGCGTACAGCGCAGCGTAAACCAAAGCAGAGTGTACGGTACTATCACTGCCACAGTGGCCAATCCTGTGTTAACTGCTGGGCAAACTCTGCGAGTAAACAACACAGATGTAGCAGTACCTGTAGCAGGCACAGTGGCTAGCCTAGCTACAGCAATCAACAGTACTGTGCCTAACGTGACAGCATCTGTTAGCACCTCAGGCTTCTTGACCATTGCAGTCAAGAATACTGATTCAGCGGCCCCTGGCAACAAACTACAAGTAGCGCCAGGATCATCAACAGGCAGCACTGTATTCAGTACTTTAGGATTCAAAACTTTTGTGTTCACACAAAGCATCTACAGTCCTTATCCTGTGGAGTTTGCTGCATTTGGCTCCAGCGTCAACATAGATGACACTGCTGATAACCTTGTGGTTGGCGCACCTGGCGGTACACAATACCTTGTGACAGAGTTCGACGAAGGTGAAACCGACTTTGACGGCAACAGCACAGTGTTCTTCAGTACTATATTACAAAGCGGTGTGGTATACACATACGATTACTTGCCAGCAGCTAATGATTCTGCGCTAAATCCAGGAAAGTTTGTGTTTGGACTACAGATTGTAGACAACGGTGCAGGTACCTATGACAACTACGGTATTGCAGTGAACTATACTGACGGTGTGCTCATGGTAGGCGCTCCAGGCAACGACTTTGGTGACAGCAGCGCCGCCAACCGTGGTCGTGTGTTTGTGTTTGAAAATCCTGATCGTGTCCTAGCCTGGACTATTGTGCGTGAACAACAACCTGTGGTAGATGTACGATTGCTTAACAGTGTGTTTACATACGACAGAATCACCAGTGCTCGCACAGAATTCTTTGACTTCTTTGACCCATTACAAGGAAAAATCCTTGGGGCAGCAAGACAAAATATCAACTACATTGGTGCAGTAGATCCGGCAGCTTACAACTCAGGACCAGTCAATAATCAAGGCAACACCTGGACTTCAAGCCGCGTGGGAGAAATTTGGTGGGACATCAGCACAGTGAGATTTGTTGACCCTAACCAAGACAACATTGTTTACGCAAGTCGTCGTTGGGGACAAGTGTTCCCAGGCAGCACAGTAGATGTGTATCAGTGGATTGAATCCACTGAACCTCCAGCTAGTTACACTGGCCCAGGAACACCGCTGAACGTGTTCTCGTACTCAGTTAACAGCAGCCTCAGCAACGATGGCACATTCAACACCTATTACTACTTCTGGGTGCGTGGTATCACCACTGTGGCCACAAATCGTGGCAAAACACTCAGTGCTGAAACAGTAGCTCGCTACATTGAAAATCCCAAAGCTAGTGGTATTCCATACGTGGCAGCAGTTAATGCCAGCACAGTGGCCATATACAACGCTGGCACAGTGATTGAAGCTGAGGACACAATTCTCAGCATTGAGTTTGATCGCGAATTTACCAATGACAACGTTCACGTGGAATATGAGCTGATCGCACAAGATAAAGAAGATGGTTTCTTGAGTGACGGCCTGTATCGCAAGCTGCAAGACAGCTTCTGCGGAGTTGACACATTTGGCAACCTGGTACCAGATCCCAACTTGAATGCTGCCGAACGCTACGGTGTACAATTCCGTCCGCGTCAGAGCATGTTTGTGGATCGCTTTGAAGCACTGAAAAATTACATAGTTCGTGCCAATACTGTGCTGGCTCGATTCCCAATTGTAGAAAACCGTAGCTTCAATCTGCTAAATTCCAGCGAGCCAGTACCAGTATCTGTGCAAACTTATGTTGCTGGTACATTGATTATAGGAAATACATATACTATTTCATCTGTGGGTACTACCAACTTCACAGCAATTGGAGCTTCGTCAAACACCGTGGGAGTCACATTTGTTGCTACTGGGGTAGGGGCTGGTACTGGAACAGCTAGTTTCACAAACTGGAACCTGCAAGTGGCTAATTTGGAAATCCTTAGTTTCCAAAATATTGAAAGCGACACAATACCGTTGGGCTACAAGTATCTGGTTATTAGCGACAGCAGCAACAACGGTTTGTGGACTGTTTACACAGTGCAATTGTCACAAGGTCTAGTATCGGGTGTTAGAGAACTAGTACTGACTCAGGTGCAAAACTACGATACCAAACGGTACTGGAGCTACATCAACTGGTACCTACCAGGATACAATTCCAGTACCAAAGTTGTAGCTGAAGTACCAAACTTCAGCACCCTAGAAACACTGAATCTACCAGTGGGATCAAGTGTGTTGGTCACTGCCAACGCACAAGGCAAGTTTGAAATTTATCTACGCACTGACATTGAGTGGCAGCGTGTGGCCTTGCAGGACGGCACCATTGAACTTAGTGCTCAACTGTATGATTATGCACTGGGTCGTTTTGGATTTGACGTTGAAGTGTTTGATGCACAGTACTTTGACCAAGAACCAGTGATTGAAACTCGCAAGATCATTCAAGCCATCAATGAAGAACTGTTTGTTGACGACCTACTGCTGGAACGAAATCGCAGTCTGACACTGATGTTCAACTATGTGTTGAGCGAATTTGCAGCACCCGAATGGCTGGTTAAGACTTCATTGATTGATGTGGATCACAGAATTCGTGAACTGGCACCATTCCAGAACTTCCGTCAAGACAATCAGGAATTTGTGCTGGACTACATTCAAGAAGTTAAACAATATCACGTGCAAATTCGTGAGTTCAACTTGTTGTACAACGGTCAAGATCAGTATCTTGGCAGCTTGACTGACTTTGATGTACCAGCATACTACGACACTAATTTAACAGTACCACAATATGTGAGTCCAATTCTGTTGCCGTACGATGCTGGCACAGCTGAAGCAGACAACACTCTTAGTGATGCAGCAGCTGATTCTCTGATATGGCAAGCATGGCCATACAGTCAGTGGATCAACAACTATCTGTTGACTTTGGACAGCATTACTCTTGTGAACCCTGGCACAGGGTTCACAGATGTACCTACAGTGACCATAGTTGGCGATGCTGAAATACCTGCTACAGCACAGGCATTCTTGAACTCACTGGGCGAGATTGCATTTATTAGTGTAATCACACCTGGTTCGGGATACCGTGCAACTCCTTCTATTGTGTTCAACGGTGGCAACGGAACAGGCGCACAGGCCTATGCTGTGATGAATACCATTACAACAACAAATCCAGTTACTGGTCTTCCAGACACACGTTACAATGGTCTAGTACGCAGTTTCAAGACTGTGATCAAGTATGACCGTTACCAGTATCAGACTGATATAGTTGATTGGCAACCTAGTGGCTACTATGAAGATGGCACTTTGGTCCGATACGCTGATCAAGTTTGGAGAGCCAGCAGTACTGATTCCACTGCTGTGTCGTCTGCAACGTTTGAATTTGATCAATGGACTCTGATCCCTGCTGCCAACTTGTCCGGTGTTGACCGTACTGCAGGTTACTATGTGGCTGGAGTAAACGAACCTGGGTTAGATCTACCATTGCTGATTGACGGCATTGACTATCCAGGCGTACAAGTGTTTGGGCGTCAGTTTACATCCAACACAGACCTAGACGCTGTGTACTCTAGCAGTTTCCAGGACATCTATCTTGGTACCAGATTCACTGACATTAATGTTGACGGTGGTGAGTTCATTGGACCATACGAAGGGCATGCACCAGAAGAATTAGTCAACGGTGCAGAATATGACACAGTAGATATTCGTGTGTACACTCGCCCTGGTTCAGACTGGAGTTTGGAAGACAACGTTGCTGGCAACGACGGACATGGTTTTCAGTTAGTAAGTCGTCGCTACATATTTGATGATGACCAACCAGTGCTAAACTGGGACGGCCTAGTAGAAAATCCTGTGTCTATTGTGGTATCCAACGCTACTACTGGCATTGATCTTGTGCCCGGCGCTGATTACACTGCAAACTGGGTCAATCGTACAGTTACTATTCTAAACCGTGTGTCCGCAGCAGATCTAGTGAACATAACTGCATACGAACTTGGTGGCGGCAGTCAGTTGTACAGACAAAACTATGTGGGCAACAACGTTGATGATTTTGTGATTGTGCCAGTCAACGTCGATGAAATATATGATGCAGTGTTGTTTGTAAATGGTGTAAACACCCAAGTAGTTGACTGGGAAGCATACTATCCAGCCAACGTGTGGAATCAGTTGCAAGCATACAATCGATTAGATGTGGTACGAACTACTAGTCCTACCATGTACTATCGTGCTTTACAAACAGTACCTGCTGGTATTGCTATCACCAATACAGACTACTGGTTGAATTTTGTTCCTGCTACACAAAGCAAAGTGTTGTTGGAACAGGTGTACAATACAACTGATGCACTAGCACTAACAGTACTAGGCGAAACTAGTCCAATTCAGTATTCATGGAGCACACCACAGACACAAAACATCTTGGTGACCAGTGCAATTAACTCTACCAGGACAGTGACGCTGACCAACAGTGTGGGTGGCACCAATATTCCCAATATGATTGTGGAAGTAGGTGGCACAAGACTTCGTCCTTATGAAGGAATTGAATGGACTGGCGACGGATCTACTCTCAGCTTTGGTTTGCCACAACGCGGTGGATATCAACAGAGTATTATCAACGCTGAAACTGACATCGACGTTTATGTTGACAACGTGCTGCAGGTACAAAGTATTGGTGACGTAGCTGGTGCATACAGCGTGACCAACTGGGACGGTAGCAACACTCCTGGTCGTCAAGTGTTGTTTGCACAGCCTCCAGCTGTGGGGTCGGTGGTTCTGATCACCGTCAGCACTGTGTCAGCTTACTTGGTATCCGGAAACACATTGCAATTGGTCAACGCACCTACAGTAGGAGACATTATCAGCGTCACTACCTGGAACGATACTGCACAGCAAAACATTCTTACTTTGGTATTCCAAGGACCAGAAGACGAAGGTGTAGTAATTACTGAACCCTATGACAGTACTGCCTTTGACGCAGG